TCGCATGTGTACTACTTTATAGAGATATCGATCAAAAGTCAACCATCATTTTATGACCATCCAGTCAAGTTTCTCCTGCGTGAATGGATATCGTGCTTCCTTGTAAAACTGTTTGCGTTTAGCGAGATGTCGCTTGGCGAACCGGCAGGTGCTGGTTATATCCCAGATTTCCACATGATCTTTGTCTTCCGCTTTGCGAATGCCGCGACCAATTGACTGGATAACTCTAACAAAAGACTTGCCAGGCTCAACAAGAACCAGATTGAAAATACGGGGAATATTAATACCAACCGCAGCCACACCATAAGTGGCGACAATGATTTTATCTGTCGCCTCCGCCACTTCGTCATAATGATCCTGTCTTTCTGTGCCCTTGGTGGCACCTGATACAAACACCGCACGATCGCCCAGTCGCTCGACCAAGGCTTCACCGGCGGCTATGCGATCTACTAGCACCAGAGTATTGCCGGTTTCGTTCACACGGGCGATCAAAGAAGCCATGGTATCCAGCCTGCCGGCTTCTTCTAGCAGATATTTAAGTTCGCTCTGATAGTTGTTGTACTCCACGTGATCCACCAACTGTACAATGTTCACATGGCACTGGGCCAACACTCCGCGATCCTGCAGTTCTGCGGCCTGCAGTCGAGATACCACGGGCCCCAGGCTCACGTGTATGGCCTGGAACTCAAACTGCTCTTTGGGCACAGTTCCGGTCAAACCCCAGCGGATCGGCACTTGCGACATCACGCCCGTGAGCAGGGTTTTCAGTGCATCGGCCTTGGCCATGTGTACTTCATCAACTATGACACACACCACGCCCTCCAAGAACTCTCCGATGGTGATGTCTGCTGTATCGTTCTTGGTGTTCTTCAGCAACACGTTCAGGCTCTGCCATGTGCAGATAGTGTGCATGCGACCAAACTCTTTCCTGTCACCAAAGAACACGCCGGTGTCCAGGCCCATGTTGATGTAGTCTCGTTCGGTCTGAGTAACAAGGCTCTTGTTGGGCACTATGATGATGCTGCGTCCATAGGGGGTGACAGCATGGCTTAAAGCCGCGGTCATGATGGTCTTGCCGGCACCTGTGGCCACTTCCTGGATGCACTGCGGATTAGCCAGGAAATCGTTGATGATCTCTACTTGGTAATCTCGCAGCGAGATGGGACTACCAGCATCGGGGTGTCCCGGCGGCCATGAATATCCTGCGAAAGTATCTTCTCGGACCGGGGTGAAATTAAACGTGGTGCGATACTCACGCTGGTCATCCAGTTCTATATCGTAGTTGTACTCTTCCAGGATGGGTATGATCTCGGGCAGGAGATTCACAAAGGTACTTCCACCCAGGGCAAAGAAACTGACCTTGCCATCCCATCGTCCCAGTCTCACCGCTGGTAGATAACGAGCATAAGGAACATCGTATTTGAATTGGTTAACCAGTTTGCGTCTTACATCAAGTTCCAGTCCGGATATCTTGACGTTGACTTCGTCTTTGAGAATGATCGTGGCTGTTTTCATATGACAAACGAAAATCGTAATTTGTTATTGGCAATCTGTACATTTTTGTTCATCAAGTTTCCTACGATGGCTGCAGTATTTTGATAATCAACAAGATTGCCCAATGGCCAAAATTCCACTGTGGGATCAATTTGATTTTGCAAACAGTAATCTAGGTATTCCGATGGAAAATTCAGTTTATATGGGCGACACAAATCAATACAGATATCACTTCCGATCGTGTTCCAGTTGCTTAATTCAAAATCACTGGGTTGATTATCACCATCTCTAAATTTATGCCAACTGGATTTGCCCCAATCTGTATAGTTTAAAAAAACATTATACCTTCCATAACACGGATTTGCATCGTGGAATTTATTTTCTACTCGCCAATGTGGATCTCCGAGACAATGATAATTCAATTTTTTTTCAATTTTGTGGACCAAGAGATTGATATCATGGAATTTTTGAAACAGATCTGGACTAGCAAAATAAAACAATTTATCTATCTTGGATTCTTGACGCACTATCCGGATCCAATTTTTATGGATGATATTCAGACTTGATTGGTTCAACACGTTGTCAGCGATGGGTATTTCCGGAAAATGAATATTTCTAAGAAAACAATTGACCTCTTGTATGTTATTCCTCAATTCTATAACGAGCGTGTCAAGCAAAGTGCTGTCACCTCGGAATACAAAAGAGTTTCCAAAATTATTGCATTGTTCCACAAACCACAGAGAGAAATCAGGGTTTTCTACTTCAATATCAAAATAATCATGAGTCTGATCCCATCTCAGACGCAATATTGGATTTGCCATACGTTTAATTATAACGCCAACAAACTGAAATTACAAGAAAAATCATTAATTATCATGCAAAAAAACAGGTGCCGTTTTACGGGCACCTGTGTAAAACGGATCGCCTAGGAGCTAGACTTTGATGGCGATCCGGGGGAAACTTAACCGTGCTTCATGCAAGTGCTCTCGGCCAGGGCCTGCCAGTTGTCTCCGATCTTGGTGAGATCGGCCAACTTCAAGGCCATACGCAGACTGATCTCGCGTAGTTTGGCATGATTGTCTTGCATGAACTGCACGATCTCCTCGCCCTGCTCAGGGGTTAAATCGTAGTCCTGGAACAGATCGCCTTTGCGGAAGATCTGGCGGATGCGGAGTATTTTGTCGCGGGTGGTGTCCAAGGTGAGGTCCAGGAAGTGGCACCGGCTCTGCAAGGCCTCCAAATGGTCTTGCAGTTTCTTAGACTTGAGGTGATCAAACTTTAGGTTGGTGATGAATATGGCCGAACCTTTGAACTCAAATGCGTTAGGCACCCCTTCACGACGCAACATAGACGAATCTGAGTTCCAGCAGATCCTACGCTTCTTGCCAGAATCCAGAGCGGCTTTGAGAATGTTCAAGGCCACGTCATCCTGGAACACCGAATCACAATCATCAAACACCAACACATTCCGTGGGTCGGAATTCTTGTACAGGGTGCAGTATAGGCCGATGGGAGTCATAGCACCCTTTATGACCTGGTACTTGATCTTCTTGCCCGAGATCTGGTCAAACATACCAGCCTTCTCCAACTGATACTCCACACCGTAACTCTTGCCAACTCCAGGAGGACCCACCACGATCATGGCACGGATGTCGCCAGCGATGGCGGCCTTGGTCATGTCGTCTAGTATGGCGAATCGCTTCTCGATACGGTCCATGACCTGTTCGTCGGTCTCTTCAGGCTTCTTGAATTCTACAACCTTGTCTTGTTTAGACATTGAACGGGCTCCTGTGATTTCGATGTCTTCGATTGAGTCTACGCGGATGCGGATCTGGTCGGGCATGCCAGGGAATGTGCCATCGTTGGCTACCACCACATTGCCACCCCGGGCGTCGGTCTGGAAGTCACGCAACAGCGTGAAACGCAGGCCTGATACATCTTGTCGACGATATTCACCATTGCGGATGAGTACTTGTGTCATGTGCTATGCTCCTATAGCGTTATTGTTCTATTATTATACGAAAATGGCAATTTCTGGTCAACCACCGCTAAAACACTAGGTTAGCAAGCACTTACCTAGGTGTTATTAAAGGATTCGTTAATATCGAAACTGCTTATTAAAGAATCCTTTAACAGATCCATAAACCCGGACTTAGGATTTAGGCCCCGATGGGCTACCCTGGATCGCTGCCGGGGGCGGAGTGTATTCTTCAGCATAACCCTTAATATAGACGAAAAGGATTTTGTGGTCAACCAAGAAAAACCCTGCTCAGGGCAGGGTTTTGAATTTAAAGTATGGTATATCGTTAAACTGCTTCAACACCTGCGTTTACATTTAAAGTGGCAGTGAGTGTGGAACCTGCGGGGATTAACCATTGCCATTGTCCGCCAAATGCCGCGTTATCAGGACCTCTTTGCATGGCCACACCGTCTATGACCACATTGGTCAAAGGATCTACTACAAGTACTCCACCGGTTTCATAGGTATAAAAGCCTAAAAATTCTGCAACATTATTGGCAACACAATGGTCTGCCCCTGTAAAATCCAACAACAACGGGCTTCCGCTCACAGCGACGGAATAAGATTGTGTCCCGGCGAATGCCACGGTATTTGTCCAAGTAAATAAGGTAGGTAAAGTCAATGATATATTCGGTCGAGTAGGCACAGGAGTATTTACTGTGCTGATTGGTCCGGAAAAAACCACTGTGCCATCAATGGTGGCTGTGATTGATGCTGTTATTGAACCGTAGGCCTGTCCGCATTGTATGAAATTTCGTGTAGTCATGATTTATCTCCATAGGTATTTATCAAACAATCATCATACCCAGTTCTGCTCTATCACAGGGTCATGCACATCATGAGGTTTTGGCGACCCGTGGAAAATCAGGATCTTCACACCGGGTAACAGCACCGAACCTGCATCAGGACGACGGTACACGCGAGTTTTCATGTCCATGCCCCCATCCTTGATCTGCCAACGCCAGCTCTTGATCAGGCTTTCGTCCATGAATTTCAAGTCCTTTTCAGTGAGCACACTGTTCAGAAAGTCCTGATCGCCGTGGAACAATCGGGCCTGGGTTTTCACGTCATTTTGCTGGAACTCTCGCCAGATCCAGGCAAATCTCGTGGTATCCCACAGCATCACACTGCTGTTCATGCCTTTCCAACTGGGTCGCCACAGATGCCGGAAATCTCTGATGCTCCAGAAATATCGGGCATCAAGACCTTGCATCCAGTCTATGTTGTCTACGATCACTGTGTCAAGATCAAAATACAGTAGTCTGCCCGACACACGTCCTGGCTCAAACATCTGCATCTTGTACCACCACGACTTCTTGGGACCGGCTATGCCAGGCCAATCATGCAACACATGCTTGATCATTGGATCAGGCACAGATCTATCCGGCTCGGTAAAAACATGGAATCTCACTGGACGAGTGCTGTGGCGTTTGACCATGTTGTATAGACGTTCCACATAGCACCAGTCGTATTTGTCGCCATGTATCACACAGGCACAATCCACAGTGCCGTTCAATGCAGCCTGTCTCTGAGCCTTTTTAGCCATAGGCCTTGTGCGATTTCTTCAACTGTGTATTCCGTGTGGCAGATCTCCACCAGCCACTGCTCTCGATTGATGTCATAGGGTCTTTCGATGTCTTTTATACTTACCGACACTGGATGAGCCAGGCTAGAACTGTCAACAATGGGCCGCACACCTTGGATGGCAGATTGTATACCTGGACCCGAATTATAGTTCACCATGGCATGGCAATCAAACTGTAAATCAAATGAGTCATAGGTATCGGGCACACGCCCGGGCAACTCTACTTCAATGCCCGGTGGCAACTGTGTCACTGCCAGACGGCATCGAGGATGTGGCCTCACCCGTATCTTGCGATCTGTGTAAGTTCGTATCTGGGCTATCTGCTGTGAGATCCAATCCTCCATGCTTGAAAGATCTTGTACTTGTAAACTGGCAGAATTTTGGGCAGCGATCACGATGTGTGATCCGGCACGTTGGACCGTGCCCAGATTGACACCCAGTTGTGTAGGGCGATCCCAATCTAGATCCTGCGTGTGACCATAATAGCCCTCAGCGGTGATGTTGTTGATGGCCACTTTCCATGTGACGCCTCGATGCAGTGATCCTATGTCTATCACGATCACCGGTCGACCCTGATTGCGATAATGCTGATACACCTCGCGATTCTTTGCCATGCGTCCACTCCACAACACACTCCATATGATCACGGCATCAGCAGTCATGCTGTTTTCTTCAGTACCAATGCCTGCGTGCCGCAGAGATTCCAGCAGGGCTGCCATTACGGGTCCACTGTTGCTGGCCGCCTGCAAAGGAAAATAGGCTATGTTTTTGATCACTAAATATCCCTGTGAAATACACAGTAATTACCACATTCAATCAGGCAGGCCTAGATACCTATGGTCAGCGGATGATCGATACCTTTGAACGATTCTGGCCCGAAGATGTGGATCTCCTGGTATGTGCGGAAAATTGCCAACCTCGGGTCAACCGATCAAATGTGCGTGTAGTGGATCTCTTGGCTAACAGTCCTGCCTTGCGTGATTTTATTCAACGCCATGAAAACAATGACCTCGCACATGGTCGTGCAGGACCGCCGGACGTGTTCAATCCTAAAAAACAATTCCGCTGGAATGCCGTGCGATTCTGCTACAAGGTATTTGCCACTGCAGCTTGCACTGAACAAACACCCAATGGATGGTTGATCTGGATCGATGCCGATACCCATACCCATAGCACTGTCACACTGGACTGGTTGAACGCAGTTTGTCCCCGAGATTCCATGGCAAGTTATCTGGGGCGTGGAGAACGATATCACAGCGAATGCGGATGGGTTGCATACAATCTAGATCATCCTGCCACGCGAGACTTTGTACGAGACTTCGTAGGCATGTACATGGACGACAGCATTTTCAACGAGCGAGAATGGCACGACAGTTATATCTGGGATGTGATCCGCAAAAGATATCAGACCCAACATCGATTCTATAATCTCAATCCTTCTGTGGATGACAAAGGTCTGGCTGGACACCCATTCATAAATTCTGAACTGGGTCGAGTCATGGATCACGTCAAAGGCAAACGCAAGAACCAAGGACATTCAAAGGCCAAGGAAGTTGTGCTGCATCACGATGTGCCTTATTGGCAACAAGTATTGAAAGGCCTATAGATGTATCAAGCACACGGTTGGTGGTTTCCGGATCAAGATACACACTTTGCCGGCATGCTGAAAAAAAGCATACAAAAAGGCGGCGGTCCAGTGTATCAACAATCAGTTCGACAACAAAGCATTGACCTTACACCCAGTCGAACACTAGCATTGGACATAGGAGCCAATGTGGGACTATGGAGCAGAGATCTTGCTAAAGCATTTGCTCATGTGATATCCTTTGAACCAGTGAGTGATTTCCGAGATTGTTTGGTGAAAAATGTTCCCGCATCTAATCTAGAAGTACGAGGTTGTGCGTTGGGAGAAGAAGACACTTTCATCAACATGATCATCACGGCCGAAAACACCGGACATAGTCATGTAGATACCTCTACCGTGGGACAAGGAAGCACACCCATGTATAGATTAGACAGCCTTGAACTTCCCAAAATTGACTACATCAAGATCGACTGTGAAGGCTATGAAAACACCATACTGCGTGGTGCCCAAAAAACCATCATGCGAGATCGGCCTGTCATGGTAGTGGAACACAAACGCCACAAAGATGTTGGCCATGATGATGTTGATCAAGCACTGGATACCCTGATCAGTTGGGGTGCCCACATCATCATCAATGTTCGTAACGATTACATCCTGGGCTGGCGTTAAAAAAAAGACTGGAATTTCCGCACTATCAGGCCCTGCTCACTCTGTTGATCAGTCCAGTGTGCGGCACTGAGATCCCACAACCACTGTTGCCGATCTGGCATGTGAGGTGATTCGATACTGTCAAGGTCGTGTCCGGCCACAGACCAGGCCACACAGTCTGGATCCTGGGCGATCACAGGAACCCCGGCCAAGATGCTGGCCACACAAGAACTGGAATTGAAAAACACTGATGCCCATGCACCGCGAATGTCATCCTGCAGACTGCTACCTGGCATGCTGTGACGCACATCGGGCAATGCGAGCAAATGACCAAGATCCACAGGTGCCTTGGGGTGAGAACGGATCAAGATAGGACGTTGTGTGATCCTACGTAGATGTGTAACAGTTTCTGTGGCCCACTGTGCCATGTCTATGCCTTTCATGCTCCAACCACCATCTCGCTGCAGGCACACCAAGATATGCTGACCGGATTGTCTCCATGGCAGCATGGTCAGACTCAAGGTGCGAGATATCTGGTTCCAGTGGTCGGCATCACCGTTTTGATTAGCATAGTTGTTGGTGTTGTAGTACACACCATCTAAACTGTATCTCAAGAACACGCTGTGAGCATCAGCAAACTTGAAACAACTGCCATCTATGCTCATGATCTTGTTGCCGGATCGTGCTTGCTGATCGATCACGTCTTGACGGAGCTGTATGTGAGGACCACGTATGCTGGCACCTACCCATCCTAGAATCACTGCCAGGCGTGCGGGGACCACTTGCCTTTGATCTTGCACCAGGGCTTTGAGTCCCTGTGATTCTGCACCTTTTGCAAAAGATTTCAGCACTTGAACCTTGCGGTTGCGATCGGCAATGCGTGGCAAACTGCTGAGATACACCACTACATCATGCATTGTGGTATCGCCGAAGGATGGTGGCTGCTGTGCCGTCGTGGAGTTCTTTCACTGTGAACTGATTATAACTCAAAGCACACAACCAATCTCCCAAGCATCCACGGTATAAGTCGTTGATCATGGCGAGTTGATTCCTAGATACTGGATTGGTGATGTGCCGGTTCAACGTTATCACTGGCACACCCGACCATATGGCCTCTACAGCAGCAGCACTGGAGTCGCTGATCACGCAGTACCATCGATCGGGCTCCTCCTGCAGTCTCTCATACACTGTGTGTCGAGTTTTCCTATCATTTTCTTTGGGTTTAAACACTATGCGTCGACCGGTATGACCTTGCAGTCCATCGGTTATGTGTTGTCGGAATGCTTCTGCCGTGGTCCCCCACATGCGATAATGCGATTCGCTACTGAGCACTACCAGGATGTCTCTGCCAGGTTCACGCCAGGGCTCGGGCATGCTGGGCAGCAATTTCAAACGGTCGGCGGGATATATCTTGGTCACTGCATAAGGCCTGGTATGGACGTGATCTCGGACCACTCGATGCCAGACTTTTTTCTTTTCAAGGAAGTTGGTATATCCGCTGTCCACAAAATAAAAAGGCAGATCTTGGCTGATCTTCTGTGACAGGATTTCTTCGTTGCGTATCACGTTTCTGATCACAGCCGGTGCCTGAATGATTTCCGGATGCTGGATCAGTAGATCCGGATGCTGGCATACCAATTCTGCTGCAGGCAAGAGATCTCGACCTAGAGATTTTACTGCACTGGGTGCAGAATTTTGCTTGGCCAGCAGGGCAAGATGATCTGTATCAAAACCAAATCTGTCAAAATTTTCTACCAGCCAGTTCACTGTTTTGCGATAGTTTTTCTTGTAAAAATCCAGCACCTCGGCGGTGAATTGTTCCACATCTTGATTGATGTAGTTGTTGACCATGTTGAAATCCACGGTCAACAAGCCTCGCTTGGCCAAAGTTTTTTTGCACTTGGTCATGTATCGATCAGTGTGTGTCCACAACGGGCGAGACTGGCGGAAATAACGAAACAGCAAAGTCCGGGCCAATGGCTCGGCTATCTCATCTCGATTCAACAGGATATATGCATCAGCCATTGATGATCTTCCAGCAGGTACCCTGTTGCATTTCTCTCTTGGTAAATTGGCCATAACTGAGATGCCGAAGCCAGGCTTCAACTAGATCTGGATCCAGATCTGCGAGACTGTCAATGTCCTCAATTCGGCCTGATACCTGTAATGCAGCACTGGGACCAAGGCTCACCACTGGGATGCCATGCTGTGCAGATTGTACCAGACAGTTGCTGGTCCAGGCCACCACGGCATGCACATCCTCACAGATGAAATCTTCAAAGCGGTCGTGATATTGTCTGGTATAGCGGCTGCCTGGTCTCTGTCTTATCTCGATGGGTCGATCTGTGTGCTGACGAATCAGTGCTAGTGTGGATTCTAACCAGTGCTCGCTGTCGCCCAATTGCCATGCTTCGCACACTTTGGGATGGGTAGGCACCACCACTATGCGACGGCCTCGGCGGAACTGGGTACGATCCAGACGTAGCCTCTTGAGCCTGTCATTGGGTCTGGATTGTATGGGTTGGCTGTTCTGATACTCGTTGCGAGTCACACGCCACCAGTCTTTGTAGCTCTTTCTGTTTCCAAAATATCCAGTATCTATGCAGTACCAATCAACACCTTGTTGGCGAGCACAGTTTGGTACGATGCGTTTGGTTATCCCGGCCACAGCCAAGGGCATGGTGGTGTTGGCGATGATCTCTTCTGCAGTGGCCATGCGACCTCCCAGGGGTTGCAGAAAATACTGTACGATGTCGCCTTTGCCGTAGCCTAACATGATGTCACTCGTTGAGTATCCGCCAGGCCGTGCCGTCACTCATTTCAGTGAATGTGAATTGGCTGTAACTGAGATGTCGCAGCCAGGCTTCACGTAGATCATCATCAGGGAACTTGGGATTTTCAATCTCTGCGAGATCAGTGCTGGATACTGTGGCCGCTGCGTTGGGTCCAAGACAGATGGCCGGCACCCCTTGCATGACAGCTTCCACAGCAGCCACTGAGTTGTATGTGACCAAGCAATGCACATCATCGGCCAGAGCCTGTTCTATAGTGTCCGTGGCGAATCTTTCCCAACGAGCCTTTTTTTCTCTGATAACAATGGGTCGGTCTGTGTGTTGTCGGATCGCGGCCATGGTTTCGTTCACCCAGTTCTGTTGATCTATATCCCAGATAGTAAAACTTTTAGGGCTGGGTGGTGCCAGCAATATTTTGCTGCCCTGTCGCCGTGGCAAGGTATAGTATTGCGTCCTCGACAATCGCTCTGCATCGCGATCTATCAAGGGTCTCACATCATGCACATGATCTTTGATGATGCGGAACCAAGTCTTGGTATATTGATTGCCAAAGTATCCATTGTCCACATAGTAGAAAGTCCTGTTCGCAGCTATCATGTGTTTGATAGCATTGCGGAAAGTGAGGCCACGCACGATCACAGGATTTGTCAGACTGTGGGCTTCTTCCCAACTGACCAAGGTGCCATTGCTGCCTTGTGCTAAACGATCAACAAAGGCCGACTGGCGAGCCTTGATGCCATCGTTGATGCCCTGGCGATTGATACACAACACTGTGTCTGGAGTTAGGCTCATTGGTTTGTGCGTTGTTCGCAGTGCTGTGTGAGGTTGTGTTCGCTGTGCCATTCCGCAGCCTGCGTGGTATCGGCGAACTCGTGGAAGCACGGAGTGCCTAGGGTGTAGTGCAACAATTTGGCTTCGGTGTTTTCGCCCAGTTCATCGGGCAGCCAGTTCCATTCTGGGGGCAAGGCCTGTATGCGATCGTCATCGATCCAGGCGAATCTGTGCAGGAAACTGCCAGGCTGTTTCTGCACGAAGTCGGGAGTGAGCCTGCGGTTGGGAAAAGATTGGCAATCCCACACTATGACCGATGACCAATTCTTCCTGGGATAGTCTTCGTTGGGAGCACCCATGTACTTCACGGGCATGCGTGTTTTGTAATCGTGTTTGACCACGGCCACATCATGTGCAGTCTGCAAAGATTCATAGAGTTCGATGATGTCTCCACGCACCACCATGTCTCCGTCGATGAATATGGCACGGCCTCGGAAATCCATGAGATATGGAACCAGGAAACGTGTGTACACAAAATGATTTGAGTTGTCGCCGTGTGTTTCTTTGTAGTCCGTGAACAGATTCAAAGCCACGGGTATGATGGCCACTGGTGCGGAGGCATTGCGGATGATCGAGTTTGCACACACATGATAGGCTATGGCTTCTCTGGGATCATAGCCAACGAACACAGGAATGGGTTTCATACCACCTTCCGTTCAATGTCCTCTTCTTCACAGCGTTCGCCGTACTGGATCTCCACTATTTTTAAAGGATTGGAATCTTCATTGACAAGCTGATGCCATTCGTTCAAACCAATGTGCAGATATTCATGGCGACCATAGCGGCCCTGTAGTTCGGCATCCGTGGCACGGTTCACCGTGTACACCGTGGCTTCACCGGAACTCACGAGCCAGAATTCCGCACGTCCTTGATGGCGTTGCATGCTGAGGGCGGCACCGGGATCCACAGTGAGTTCTTTGACTTTCACCCCGGCGGCTTCATGCAACACACGATAGTAGCCCCAGGGTCTGCGGGTCTGTGGTGCTTTCCACTCTTCCAGGATCCAACTTGATGAATTTTTCTTGTTATCGCCGCCCACGCCAAATCGGAACTCTAGATTGTTGTCCTGGATGTCCATTTCCGGAATGTTGTCTGGTGTGCGATCTCCACCATTGGCAAATATGATATGATCCTGAGGATAACTCTGCCTGACCATTTGGATGGCATTTTTAGCAGACCCGTCGCTGTCATCGAACTCTATGACAAAATCCACACCCACGATGTTGCGGAGGATGGTGGCACGCTCTCTGAGTGGCATGAAACTGCGACCTTTCTTGCGTGTGAGCCAGGCATCTGAATTCACACCCACTACCAGGATGTCGCCCAGTTCTTGTGCTGCTTGTAGATAAGAAATGTGTCCAGAATGCACGGGATCAAACCCGCCTGTGATCAAAACGATGTTTTGCATAGAGGTATTTATATGCCCAGATTATCCTGATCTTTAAGATTGTATCTGGTAAAGCTCTGTCAAATCCGCTGGCACAGCAGTTTCAAATTCCGCACAATTGAACTGGCTCCAGCAGATGTGTTCCCACCAAGCAGATCGATCAGGAAACTGCATGCCACCTAAATTTGATATGTCTCCCATGAGCAAGGTGGTCATGCTGGCATCCGTGGTATAGGCCGGTACTCCCAGTAAACAGGCTTCCACACAGGCCATAGTTCGCTCTCCAACCACCGCATGTGCGGCCTGCAGTTGTTCTACATAACTGCTCCATCGTGTGGGTTTGGCACCACCCATCTTTTTCCGCCATACTATGTCACCTGCCCATGACTGTCGGATCTCGGCAGTGATCCTATCACGAAACTGCTGCATGTTTTCTCCGGTGCGTTGGGTCAAAATCTCTTCCACAGGCTGTATGGCCAGCACATATGATCCTGTGCGTTGCTGCCAAGGCTGCTGTGCAGGATTAGGAAACAAGTGGGCACGGCTGTGGGGCACTGGTCGCATGGACATGTTGTGATGCCCGCACCAGGTCACTCGCCGTGTTTCTCTACGCGGAGTATCCGGCCCCCAATAGCCGTATTCGATCTCGATCCAAGGTCGACCTTCTGCGATGTATTCTCGCAAGGGACTCCACCAAGGAGCGAAATGGCTCACAACCAAGACATAGTCATCGGGCACATCCTGCAAATAATCAAATTCACGCAGTCCTCGCTGCTGCCATGGCCGGAGAGTCCATTTCCAATGTTCACCGCAGGCGTCTCGGGCAAAGGCATATTTCATGGCATGGGATAGCGAGCACGATGCTTGCTTTTGTAGTGTATGATCTTGGCTTGGCTCATGTCGTCTTTGAAACTGAAATTGTTGTACACAGCACAGGGGAATACCTGCACACGGACGCCGTGCCTTGATACCAGTTGATCTCGATCGGCTTTTTCCAGGATGATCAAACTGTTCAATGCGGACTGATCGCCGTCCAGTAGTTCCGCACGATCGGTCCAGACATCAAGGAACTTCAACATGGCCGGTGTGTTCCTTGCGAATACTATGCCGGCATTTATGGCACCTACCCTGGGGTCTTGAGCGAATTTTTCTCGCATGGTCACACCAAGATCATAGTCCTGGCATATTTCATCCACACGCTGTTGCATGATGGCATCGGCGTCCAGCCATATAACATAGTCATTGGCAGGCACACGTTCCAAAGCCCTGCGTATTAATCTAGGTTTACAAGGAATGGTGTGCAAAGGCACGTCGCTCACACGTCCCTCAAAAGGTTCTCCAAACCCTAGGTCACCAAGATCAAAAACCATGGTGGTATATCCCAGAGCTTCAGTGGTACGTCGGGCATTGGCCACATAGGGTCGGAAGCGATGATCACCGGCTATGAGCACTGTGATGTTGTTCATTTCTTTGTCTTTCTTTTGGTCACATGGAATCCCAGTTTCTCACCTTGATGATAGGGCCATTTGCGTGAGGTGAGATAATGATCAAGGCAGCTTTTATATCGAGAATTTTTCAAGTGGGCAGTGAGCCACAGGAACTCCTGCACCAGGTCTCGATCCAGGAAAGGATATCTGGTTTCTATGCCATAGTGTCCGGCCACGTATTCTTCCTTGTTGAGATACTGTATCTGCGTGCCGTCCCAGAAACTGTGCCAGGGAAAAAAGCCCTGCAAATCTTCAGGGAACATACCACCAAATCCACTGTGCTTGAATATCTTGCGACCAGCAAATCCATAATCACTAATGATCTCGTCCGCACCTTGTCCGGAGAAATACACGCGACGCTGTTCCTGCCGAGCCCGGCGACAGATGCTGGCCAAGCCTAAACTGGCCTGATCCTGTTTGATATCGTAGCGACGGCGACCATCATCATATATGAAATCCTCGCAGGATTTGAGATCTTGTTGGCTCTGTTCTACATCTGATGCTGTCATTTCATAGGCTTCTGTTTGCTTCAATCGACCCAGTCTCTCCGACAGCACTGTCATGTTTTCATTGTTGACGATGCTGTAGGCCTTGAATTCTACGGCCTGGCGATCAAGTTCGCAGGCGATGGCACCGGAATCATAGCCCGAACTCATGCCCACGAACATGCCGTGTTGTGTGTTTCGGGTGCGTTTGCTGATGCTGCGTTCAAAGGCCTCTGCCCAGGCATCAAACGAAGTGCGATGCTGGCGTAGATCAAATTCATGATTAGTCACTTGCTGTGTCTGTGCCAGCGTATCAAGATCGAACATCATGGTGGTGTTGGCAGCGAGTTTGCGGGCATGACTCAAGCCCAGGCCTTGTACCTGGCTTTGATATGAGGCCACACACCAGGTGCCGGCTTGCATGGCGTACCACAGAGGTTTGCAGGCAAAGGTATCAGTGGCCATGACGATGCGACGCTGCCGAAAATCCACAATGCAGATAGCAAATTCACCGTCGAGGTGCCGAGCGAAATCTGTTCCGTAATGGTTGTATACATCTAGGATGCATTCTCCATCACTGGCATACAGGCCAAATTCTTGATAGTTATAAATTTCACCGTTGAACACGCACACCACGTCGCCGTGCTCTATAGGCTGTGGTCGTATGTTGCCAGTGATGTGCAAGAGATTGTGCAGGAAAGTGATGCCGTGCCTGGTTTCTACTGTGGTCATGTCTGGACCACGACGCTGACACGATTCATTGACATCGGCCACACCGGGCAAATTGGTCACTCCAAATCCACACATGTCAATCCTTCACAAACAACATTCCGGTATCTTTAATATGATGTGCCTTTGTTGAGGAAGCTATCCGTTTTATTTCTTGCGAATCTGCAGATAATTCTCTATATCCTCTGTCAGCCAGATGAGCGATCCAGTACGAGGTGAGCTGGCAGTTAACATGATGATGTCCTTCCTGCCCAGGCAACCCGTGTGTCATAAAAAGATATGTTCCTGAACAAATAGTATCTAGTAGATTATCGAGGTATCGTTCGTCTACGTGCTCAACTACCTCTATGCAATTTACTAAATCTACTGTTTTATGATAGGAATTTTCGGTTAAATCACATAGCACAGTTGGATATACAGCATTTTTTACATTGTCGTCAAGACCATCAACTGCTGTGGTTTGCAAACCATGGTCTGAGAACCACTTCGCTGCATGCCCTCTTCCAGAGCCAACATCCATCACAGATTGAATATTGTATTTTTCAACAATATAATTCCACACTGCCGGACAATAAGTGCTGGGATTTACTTCTATAAAATTGCCGCCCAGATGTGGTTTGCTTGGATCTAGTGCTTCGGTGTATTTTTTCTTTTTTCCCATTTTTACCCAGTTTTTGTAATTATAAGAGACGAATCATCACCGTCTTGGAATTGATATGAATCTTTTTCCACTGAACCGAAAAATTCATCCACTGCGGATTTCTGGCCTTTCCAATAATGATAATCATCGATGATGATGATACCGCCAATTGATACCAACCCATAAAACTTTTCCAACTCAATCTTTGTAGATTCATACCAATCGGTATCCAATCTCATGAGAGAAATTTTTTCGGGTATGTTTTCTTTGTGTTGGAGAGTATCTTCAACCTTGCCAACTATGAGATTGGTATAATTTTTGTATTCGGTCGAAATCAAATTTAAAGTAGACTCAACCACGTCTATGGTAGCTTTACACCAGTCAGCACAACCCGTTTGGTCGTTTTTGGTATTTTCAAACTCTAAAATAGCAGATTCATTTTTTGTGCTTACGTCTTTTTCCGTTGGTTCCGACATTCCTTGGAAGGTATCATAGACCCAGAGTTTTTTATCAAGGTGGTGTGCAACAATATAGTCTAACATCAGTGCAGCCAATCCTCCTCTATATGTGCCGCACTCTACAAAGTCTCCTTCAATATTTTTGGAAAAAATATAAGATAGGTGTGCGTCTAACTCTTGTATCTTGCCTTTGGTAGTCATAGTGTTACGCCTGACGACTTTGTTCAAATCTTGTCTGCGTTTATCTGCTAAATTTTCCAATGATTTTTTATCCATTCTGTATGCTCCTTTGCCAGTGATGGATCGCTTTTTCCGGGAAACAAGATTATCTTTGCGTCGGCGGGCAAAACATCATAAAATTGTTTGAAATCATACACACCATCTTGGTTTGTAAAAACATCTTGATTTTCCCCTAAAACGTATTGTATCCATGCTTGATCTGATCCCACGTATCCATGATTTTTCCTCAAATCGTCCAGAATCGCTGGAGATTCTGTTTGATTGAACTCCTCCCAAACTTGGGTCCTGCTTCCTGTTACCAATGACAATAACCCTCCGTTGTATTTTTGTTTTTGATTGTTAGGACGAAATTCATTTATGATAAAATCTTCTTCTCGTGATAATATGCTATCGATGTTGCCGGTTATGACACAATCCAAATCTATGCATACTAATTTCTCTCCAAATAAATCTCTGGCTTCTTTGGAAAATATCCACAATCTATTGTAGCATCCTCCAAGATGATTATAAATGTCCCACAAAGGAATAATTTTTATGTCGGCGTCTATGCCTTCAGGATCATCTGTGACGCAAATAGGAGTGAAAGATATGCTGGTATTTCTCTTTATAGACCTAAACAAAATATTCACATGCTCCGGCCCATACTGCACTTTGGTTTTCAGTTTGTATCCTTGCGTGCTTTTTTTCCATTTGAATGTGACTATGCTTAAATTCATGATTTCTGCAGAACAGCTGTAAAATTACCGCCGCCCTTTTTATCCTCGAAAAAAAGAACATCAAAGTTATATTTGTTTTTAAGCCACCCAAACAACACCTCAGGATCACATACCTCATAAGGCAGTCCTGCCAACCAGTCGAGAGAATCATGAAATTTGTTCATTCCTCGGCCTTTTTTGACTTTAAACATTTTTTGCCCGCATCTATTGTATAACATATCCACCTTGGTTTGATTGTCTGCGAACTTAAATTGATATTTTTCGTCGAGTTCTCTTGATAATGTTGGGCCGCTTCTGTACAAGGCAACATGGAACAATCCACCGGGTTTGACAGTTAAAACGCTTTTCCTAACAGCATCCCACATGTTTCCTGTGTGATGAAGCACACCCCAAGAGTAAACTATGTCATGAGATTCTTGGGCAGCTATGGAATCATCTAAATCAAATATATTGCACTGGTGAACAGTCCAGTCAATTTCGTTGCCTTGCCAAAACTTATCTTTTGTGTACTGTGTGGCTTGTACCGAGTATGGATCTATATCTAAACTCGTAATCTTAGAGCATCCTAATCTTGCGAAAGACAAAGACGAAAGTCCCGACCCGCAGCCAACATCAAAAACTGATTTGCCTGACAAATCTATTCCTATGCGATTATACAGTTCTTTGAGATTGTTGTGATGAAACCCAATGATTTCCTCATTCATTCTTTTTTGAACAAAATCCAACCAATTAAATCCAAATGAGAATTCACCATCATTTCTAACCTGCACTCCGTCTTCAGTCATGTTGGTAAGAAATTGCCTGAATTGCTCTATGGTGATCGTGCTTGACGTATTTTCTTGTTGCATGCTATTTCCTAAATTATACGAATGCAGCCAATATATTAGCCGGCCGGGCTGCATCTAAAAACTCAAATTTATAATTTGAATTAATTTCTAAGATTTTGTTTTTGACTTGGTCCAATGTGATTTTATCATGTTTTGGCCTTCCAAAACAATTCAAATCGTCGATTAAAAGTGTGTGATTTTTGATGAAATGATATTTGATCATTTCTAATTCTTCCAGGATAGGACAGTTTTTCGCTAATTTTGTTCCGTATTGAGAACTTACATGTGCATCTAACCAAAATGTAGCAGTGTTAGTTAATTCATGGATTACCTTCTCTAGCAATTTTTCTGAATCTCCTAAATAAGAAATCACTCGATTTTGTTTGATTTCACTGGCAAATCTTATTTGCACTTTTTCGTATAAATGTGGATGTATCTCTATTGTGTAGCATTTTTCAAAACCGGCTTGCAAGGCACATTGCAAACCGTTGCCTAAAAACGTTCCTGACTCAACAAATATCTTATTATTAAATTTTTTAAGATGACTTAATAAATTATCATAATAGATTTTTACATCGCCCTGGAAATTTTCTGTTTGTTCCCAGGGATTCATTTTGGATTTTCCCCAACATCTGAATCATTATGATCGAAATCAAGTTCTGTACTGTGTATCATAGAATAAATTTTAGCCCAGGATAAAAAAGAACTGCTGGTTTTTTTGATGCTGATATTTGTTCTTGACAATATTAATAAATCTACAAAAGCTTCTACAACCGATTGTCTGGATCTTTTAACATTGTATGAAAATTCTCTACCTTGGTTATCGGTTATAGGAGTGGTCCATTCACCATCAACAAGTTTTTCCACATAACTTGTCTTGGGATAAATTTTTACATTACTTAACTGCTTTAGTTTTTCTTCGGTGTATTTGTCGTCGGAACAGATAAAGTAATCAGTGTCTTTATCTTCTATGATTGATAAAAAGATTTGATCACTATCTAATTGTTTTTTATGATCAGTTTTCCTGATATGGATCCCTTTTGTTTTCGTGCTAATGGCATGCTTTGTACAAAACAATTCAACTGTTGATAATATATGCGGTAGGATTTTCAAAGTTATTAATTTTTTTACTATGGCATCTTGTGAGAAATAATCCGGAAGTTTGTTATGGAAATACACAATATCTTGTGTCATATCTCGGATGCAGTTCAAGGATTCCAATGAATGTTCGAAAGTGTGCCTTGGCACTGTTGTTGTTTGATTGTCGTGAATAAGATAAATTTTTCCATCATCTAAGATCAAGTCAGTGATTCCTTTGTCCATAGTTTGCAAATTTGAAACAAACAGATCTTCAAAGGAACATCCGCACCAATTATTTATTGGCCAACAAATCACTGGCACACACCCAATCTGTTCTGCAGCCACTAATCCACCTATCAAACTATTGAATCTATTACCCAATCCACCGTCGGCAAGGATGTACATTTTGCGGACAGAATCTGTCAGAGATCGGTTATAACTCAAAAGATCCCGTGTGGCTCTGGGATCTAGGCCTGTGCTTTCAGCCCAGGCAGCCCAGGCGTACACATCCTTGGGCAGGCATTTGGAGTTGGCACCTCGATGTTCCGGATACACAAAGGTCCACCAGAGGTTCATCCGGGGATCGTCACCATACACAGCATCTCTGATGGTGTAGTAATCCACACCGGCTGCCTTGCAGGCATCGTAGAGCTCCTGGCATTGTAGCACTTTCCAGAAGATGGCACGATTTTCTGTGAGTTTGATGATTTCTGCTTCGAGATTGGTCACTTGCCTGATAGTGACATTGGCATTGTACACAGTGGCATAGCAATCTATGACTTTACGACGATCTTGGGGATCACCGCCCAGGATCATGAACTGTCGTTCTTTCATGGCCAGCATGGGATGGTTGGGCGATTCGCCCAGATATTCGGGCTGTACTACGATGCGTTTGTTGTATTTCTCGGCCATGGCATCAGCAAAGCCCGGCTGCGTGGCAGATCTCAACACAATCAACGATGATAAACAAGAGGCAATGGCTGCTTCTACCGCGGAGCAATCCAAGTGTTCACCATCCCAAGGTGTGGGCACTGCCAAGAACACTATGTCACATTCAGGCAGAGGATCTTGGTACTGCTCTATATTGATATCATGGATGGCTGCGTCGGGGAACAACAAATGGGTGGCTCGGCCCACCCAACCATATCCTACGATTCCTACTTTCATTGCGATTGATCCTGGACTTTGTATGACAGTAGTTAGTCCAGATCACTATCAGTGTTTTGCGAAACTCTGCAGACTGCGATCCAGCCAAGGCAGCACCAAATCTCGCTGGCGTAGATAACCATGCCGTCGCACACTGGCCGCAGCAGATTCCGGCAACAAGCCTTGATCAGCTAGATCATACCATCGAGTAGTGCGTGGCTCCAGGGGTGCCTGCTGGCCTTTGTACACCGCGGCGTGCAACCATGGATCTTCGGGATTTTTGCGGAAAAACCCGCCAGCACAATCCCAGCCCGATACGGCCAACACATGTATGAGATTGGTCATGGTCCAGTGCCAATAGCAACCATCTCGCTGGTCAAACGCCTGTGAGTTGAACTCCATGTTGGTGGTCTGGGGCAGGATCAACACCAGCATGCCCGAATCAGAGGTCGCATCACGCCATTGTCTCAGCGTGGTAAAAGGATCGATCACATACTGGAATGCGTCGTGGCACCATATCATGTCATAACGACGTTTGTGTATGATGATAGGCTGTTCAAAATCCTGTGGTTGGTATTGTATGTTTTTGTAACGATGTGCCATGGGCAAAGATGCTGGTTGATCTATGCCGGTACACCGGATGTTTAAAGGTCGCGGTGTTTCATCTCTGGTGGTGCGTGTGGCCCACCATTCTAGATCCAGCCCTGAACCGCAGCCCATGTCTGCCAAGGTACCAATGCTTTCCATGAAATCGTCAAATTCATAGAAAGTTTCCAAAGTCCGCCGGCTGTGAGTATGACTGGCTTCAGGGCTGGCAAATACAGTAGACATCATACCTGGATGTCTTCCATGCCTGCTGTGCGTAATCGCACAATGTGGCCCATCTGCCATTGCTTGGTGTCCAGACCTTTCATGATGCCCAACCAACGATTACGCAACAAGGCCACTTCGTTGATGATGGTTTCAAAGTCGATCACCTCATCTTCACCGTCCACATACTTTTCAGCATCTCTGGCTGTGAGTGCCCGTGCATAGTTTTCCAAATATTTCTGGAAATGCCTGCGACGGATACGTCGCAACTGTATGTTCAAGTAGTTGAGTATGGCTTCTACTTCTTGCAGTTGGTTAAAACGATGCTCGGTTATGCCCGGCAATTCTTTGATGTTGATCTCAACATAGCCACCTATCCTGCACTCTTTTTTTGCTTCTGAGAGTTCATGCTCGTAGTAGGCAATGAAGTCAGGAATGGCACCGAGATCTGCAGTGATGCGACTATACCACATGATCAATATGAATCATCGTAGTCGTCTTCTTCCTCTTCGTCGAGGTCTTCTTCTGTGTCATCGAGATAACTCTGTAGAGCACGTTTGATATCGCTGTCGCTTTTGAATGCCGATCTTATTTGTTCGGCATCGTAATCATTATCTATCAGCACAGACACTAAACTATCAGCGGCGTCTGCTCGATCCACTGTGCTGATATATCGTTTGAGTTCGTTCCAGATATCATGTGATAAATCCACGGCCATGTTATTATTCCTCCTCGGGCTGGTCTTCGGCTGTACTTACCACGGATTTCTGATTTTGGAAGTCGGCCATGACCTTGTCCAAGCAGCCTTCTTCATTTGATTCCCAGGCCTTGCGGAACTGCTTGATGATCTCGCCATCTGAGGTCACGAACATGAGCCTGTTGCCGTCTTTTTTCAACAGACCTTTTTTCTCGGCAAGATCTACCAGGCCGGAATAAGGATTCATGCCTGTTTCGTAAGGAATCTTGACTTGTACACCTTCAAAGGGTTTGGCATACCTGGTCTTCATTACTTTACAGCCGGCTCGTATGCCCATGACATCTGAAATCTTGTTGCCGTCTTCATCTTCTTTGAGTTTCATCTTCTTCATGGCCACCACGATCGAAGATGCATAGATAAAACCTTGACCACCTGAAATCTTGTCGTCGGGATCAAACATATCCTGGCTGGCATAAGTGTGATTGGTACATACCAGGCCCACGTTATAACTGCCGAACATGTTCACACAGTTACGCACCAGAGCAGTAAGTGCCTTGGGTTTGCGACCAAGATCGCCTTTCATTTCACCTGCATCAAACTGGTTTACATCGGTGGGCGTGAGCAACATACCCAGGCTGTCTATGACGAACAAGACCTTGGGACGTTCGCCATCGGGCAGAGTCTTGTAATCCTGCATGAACGTGGATATGGTCTTGGCCACGTCGTCGATCATGGCCATAGAGAGTTTCAAAAGTTTCTTTTCATCTGTGTCCACGCCCAAGGCCTTGAGCCAGTCCTCGTCAAGAGCGTTCTCGCTGTCGATTAGCACCACGAAAATGCCTTGCTCCTGTGCGTTCTTGATGATGTTGCCTGAACAGATATAGCTCTTGCCCGCACCTGATTCGCCAGCGAACACAGTGACCTTGCCCAGTGGAATGCCTCGGTTGAAATCACCGGATATGAGATAATTTAGAGCATAGTTACCGGTACTGATCCAGTCGGTGGGATCGTTGAAACCGATAGAAAGTCCATCGATACTTTTGGTTATCTCCTTGCGGAATTTGCTTACGTCAAACGGTTTGGCCATGATTGTTTCCTTGTTGTAATGAGTATAATTCTGTGAAAATCCTACTGCTGTCTATATTCCTGCGTTGATCCATGATAGCGAGTTGTTCCAGTGATCCTATTAGATTCCGTTCAAAAGGTTGCTGTATGTAATTTAACAAATTCTGCAGACTTTGTTCTAGTAGATATCCAGGATGATCATTGATGCGAGATTCCAATTCATCTTGCACTAATTTTAGCACATAATCTGGTAAATGTCTGATGTTTAGGTAAAGAGGGCCTAGCAAAGCACCTGCTATAAAACTGTTGGCATGGAATCCCAATGATCTGAGATAATCGATACATTGGAAAATACTGCGATAATTCAGGAGGAAATGCAACATGTTGAATGAAATCTTGTGATCCAGACCCCGGATCGACGAGAGGTTATCCAAAAAGTCTTGCCATGCCCCGCCGTACCGGATGTATTCAAACTCTTCGGCCATGGACTCCACGCTTACGGTCCAATGTACATTTTTGAATCCGCATATCAAATCAAATATCTTGGTATCTACCTTGCTGAGATTGGTATTGATGCGTAGATTCACCGTGGGATTACGTTGTTTTAAAAGTTCTAAAAATTCTAGATTTTCTTTCATCAACAAAGGCTCACCACCAGCAAGATACACATGCTTGAGATTGGCAGCATGATCAAAGATATAATCTTTAAACTGCTGTATCTGTTGTGGATCTGGTCGCACAGGCCGGATATCCAATTCGCTGGCCCATTGGCTACTGAAATCAGAGGAACAATAAACACATGCAAAGTTGCAAAGATTACTCCATCTCACATCTATAGTTTTGAGATCGTGATTTCCTTGCACATAGGTAGATGCAGGTACATGTTTTAGTTCTCGTATGTAAAATATTCTGTCACTGATAATGTCAAAACTTTTCTTGCCATTCTCAAGATCGTAACAGGGATGACAATCAGATCCGGGCCGATCTTTCAGCATGCTTTGTTGTGTTTGTTGATTCACGGGCCCAGACAATATTTCTTCGATATTGGTATCGCGAATATTGCCAAGACGACCTGCACTGCGTATGCAATTCTTTACAGTACCATCAAAGTTGTACATTAGCCCGGTCCATGGCATAGGGCAGAATACCCCATTGGTCAGCATCTGTTTAGCGTTCATACCGGTCTTGGTGCTAGAGAAATTTCCGGAATCACGAGATCAGGAGCCGCTGTCTCAAACAATTTTACGAGAGTTTCTGCCCAATGATCGACATCGGCAGCGGGTGGGACTGTTTTATCCGCACTGGTGGCCACGTTGCCTGGTCTAACCAAGGTGATATTGATTTTTACCTGACGATTACGTATCTGTCGTATGGATTCTTCCAAGGCGACTTTTTGTATCCGGTAGAGATCCATGTCAAGTCCCGGTAAAGAGCTCGTGGGTTGTTGTGTCATCATTGTAGAAATAACCATGATGTGTTTGCGTGTACCTTGCCATCGCCGGGCCATTTCAAATAGCAATTCAGTCTGTGCAAATCCATCCTGTGCATTATTGATCCACATATCGCAGGGTTCGATCTGTTGAGATATCTTCATGATGTTACGGATATTGTCACCGTGACGTTTGCTCAGACCGATAATCTCATGTCCTCGTGAATGATAACTGTTTGCCAGAGATTGTCCAATACCTGCGGTGTGTCCCGTTATCGCTATCTTCACGTGATACCTCTTAATTGTTTTTGCTCGCGTATATATTCGTCTCGAGCATGCACATCTGTATTATCTACTGATAATTCCCACGGCGTCTTGAGATAGGCATAACTGTGATCAATGTCATGTTCCTGAGCAAAGCATTGGATATTGGGCAGGTCCTCCTCATTTAACACACTGACCGTGGTCCATAAATTTAATTTTATCGGCATGGATTTATAAATCATGAGATTATTGAAAAATGTCTGCCAGGTTATGGGCCAACGCAATAATTCGTGTACCGAACCGATTCCATCGCAACTGACTGTGACTGTGACTTCTATACCGCGATCAACGATATCCGTCAATTCAGTCAGTACGGTGCTACAGTTGGTATTGAGTCGTAGGGTCCGGAGATTAGGGGGCAGATTTTTCAATATGCTTTTATAGTTTTTGCTGTAGCTGGGTTCACCACCATTGATATCCAGATGCACTATGCGGTCCTGTGGTAATGATAAAAAATTGTTGGAATTGTTAACCATGGGAAATGCACGACCTTTGAGGCTGCCTATCCTGGTACTTAAATTCTCATTGCAGGTCAAACAGGCTGCATTGCAGAGATTATCCAACACACCGCCCACCTGCAGATAATCCTGTTGAGATGTTTGTTTATCTAACTCAATGGCATACATCCTGATACTGTTGGGTTCGGTCTCTTGGCATCTTTTACACTCAGAGGGCCATTGATCTTGTGCCATCTGATCTTTTATCTGTTGTAACCATGAACTAGACTCCATGTCCTCTAGAGTGCTGAATTGCGGAGCATTGACCATGTGCCCGCAACGACTCACAGTGCCATTGGAGTTGAAACGCACAAAATGATCAAGTCTTGGGCAATACATTTTGTATGATTTGAGGTAAACTAGATATTATCAAATCCCAAGTATCGGAATGCGTTGTTTGATAATGATCTAAAAGCTGTGACCATGTGAGAGTGTGACCAGCAAGATCTAACAAAATCTGATCCACAAAAAACCACAGTTCCATATTGGGATCGTCATATAATAATTTTTCTGCAAAGTCACGAGACAATTTGTTTATTTCTGGACCTTCCATATATGTGGTAGCATGTTTGAGATCATTGAGATTTCTAATTCTCAGTTGTGTATCAACGTCTAGATATCTTGACAGATTCACCAGCCAAAAAAATTGTGGTAAGAAATGACGATTAAGAAATTTGTATCGTTTGACGAACCATAAAGAAGATTGTCTATCCAATTCAGGATGATCTCTGTGTAGGAACTCTAGATAGGTATGCACTCCGCTGATGTACCTTGATCGGGCATTTCGGATATAGATGTCTATCACAGGCAAAGAAGCGATATCATTATTGCGATAAGATATGGCACCATTTTGTTCTTCTTTACGCAGACTAGAACTGCCATTTTTCTGTATCCAATAAATCCATTGATTGCAGGATGACAGATGCGTCACCCTGCAATCTTCTGGAAACAGTTCTACATCTATGGGACAAAACATCAGGTCTTGGCTTGGCGTGCCCTGATCATGGCCAGGATGTCCTGAGCGTTTTGTCCACCAGCAGCAGGTTTCACGACCGGTGCTGTGGCAGTGGGTGCATCGTCTTCGTCAAACGAACTTGTAGCAGGTGCTACCACCGGGGCCGCAGGAGCTGCTACCTCTACTGTTGCTGTGGCCGCACTAGATCCACCGGCGGGTGCTGACACACCTGCGGGGCGGAAGTACTGGCTCCAGCGATCAGGATCGTAAGGTTTGCCGTCTACGGATGCTTCGAACATCTCCTTCATGACCTTGAGTTCAGTGTCCGAGGGTTTCTTGGGCAGGAACTCTGCGAGATCAAAAAGTCCATGTGCCGCGAGGGCAGCCTGTTCCGCCTCTGTGAGTGCGGATTCCTTACGACTCCATTTGGAAGTCGAGTAGTCTGCGTAGCCACCTTTGGAAGTCTTGGTGATACGGAAATCCAGACCACGCAACAAATCTGTTGGTAATTCTTCCAATTCAGGATCCATCAAGGCCGACTTGATGATGGTGAAGATCTGCGGACCAATGATGAAACGCCGGATGGGATTCTCTGGTGTGCGATCTTCGGAGAGAGGATTCTCACGCACGAAGCCTTGGAACACATAACTGCGTTTTTTCCAATACTTGCGACCCATGTCCTCCAGACTTTTGTCTTTGAACCAGCCACGAACTTCGGCCAGGATCGGGCAGGCGTCGCCCCACATCTCTACGCAGGGCACTTGTACCTGGACCTGTTTGGAATCCATTTCGCCTTTGATGCCAGCGAATGGCAGTTTGATCATGGCCCGCTCTGCCCAGAAGAATGTGTTCTTGGCATTGCCA